CCGATCCAGATATTATCACAGGTTGGAACATCCGTTTCTTCGATATCCCATACTTAGTGAATAGGATGCGTAAGTTACTCGGTGATAAGCAAACTAAAAACTTCTCACCTGCTGGGTTAATCAAAGAACACATTCAAACAGTGTTTAATCGTGAACAGACTGAGTATGAGTTGTGTGGTATTACAACTCTGGACTATCTAGAAGTGTATAAGAAGTTTACTTATTCTCAGCAAGAGAGTTATAGACTTGACCATATTGCTCACGTAGAATTGGGTGAACGGAAGTTGGACTACTCTGAAGTGGATAGTTTGTATCAATTATATGAAACTGACTATGAAAAGTTTATTGACTATAATATCAAAGACGTTGAGTTAGTTAATCAGATTGAAGAGAAGATGAAACTTCTTGACATGGTAATCGCACTTGCATACGACGCTAAAGTGAACTATATTGATACGTTCAAGCAAGTACGAATGTGGGATGTATTAATCAATAACTACCTGCTTGAGAAAGGTGTCATCGTTCCACCTAAGAAGGATGTTGAAAAGAAAACTCAATTTGCTGGTGGTTATGTTAAAGCACCCCAAGTCGGAATGCACGATTGGGTAATGAGTTTTGACTTGGCATCCCTATATCCACATCTTATTATGCAGTATAATATTTCACCTGAAACCTTTTTGGTTGGTGAGTATCAAGATTTAACTGTAGATGGAATCATCAATGGTAAGTTTGAGAAAAGTTCCGACTGCTTATCCGCAAGTGGATATTCGTATCGAAAAGATAAGCAAGGGTTTCTTCCTGAAATGATGCAACGATTATATGACGATCGTGTTATTTACAAGAAGAAAATGTTAGAGTCTTTAACTAAACTTGAAGAACTGACTAAGTCTGGTGGTGACATAACTCAAGTGACTAAGGATATCTCTAAGTACAAGAACCTACAACTAGCAAAGAAAGTACAGTTGAACTCTGCCTATGGTTTCCTAGGTAATCAGTATGCTAGGTTCTTTGACGTTAGGATTGCTGAAAGTATTACGTTGTCTGGTCAGTTGTCAATCAAATTCATTGCTAAGAAACTTAATGCATATCTGAATAAGTTGTTGAAGACTGATGAAGACTATGTAATTGCTGTTGACACCGACTCAGTATATTTGAAGATGGGTGGGTTAATTGATAAGGTCAAACCTAAGAACCCAGTCGACTTTCTTGATAAGGTTGGTAAGCAACAAATCGAACCATACATTAATAAGTGCTATGATGAACTTGCCGAGATGATGAATGCATATGAACAGAAAATGTTTATGGATCGTGAGGTTATTGCCGACAAAGGTATTTGGACTGCTAAGAAACGTTATGTATTAAACGTACACGATAATGAGGGTGTTCGATATGCTACACCTAAGTTGAAAGTGATGGGTTTGGAAACAGTTAAGTCTTCAACTCCATCAATTTGCAGGGAAGCATTGAAGGAATCCCTTAACATTATCCTTAACAGTGATGAAGAAACAGTACAGAAATACATTGCTGACTTCAAGAAAGTGTTTGATGAGCATCCGTTTGAGGACATTGCATTCCCTAGATCCATTTCTGACTTGAATAAATATACTGTTCCAGGTGACGATTTGATTATTCCTAAGGGAACATCTATTCATGCCAGAGGTGCGCTAGCATATAACTACCTCGTCAAGAAACATAATCTGACTAAACGTGTTGAGTTAATCAAAGACGGTGAGAAGATTAAGTTTTGCTATATGACTGTACCAAATCCAATCAGGCAAAACGTTTTGAGTGTTGCAAATGGTTTACCTAAAGAATTTGAGATGGAACAATTCATCGATCGTGATTTACAATTCAGTAAGGCATTCGTAGAACCACTAAGAGCAATACTAACTGCTGTTGGGTGGGAAGTTGAGAAGACAAATAATTTAATGGAGTTTTTCGGATGATAGAAGTTTATGAAGATGTATTGAGCCAAGAAGTTTGTAATGAATTAATTTCATTATTTGATTCTACAGATGATAAGAGAATGCATCTGATTGATGGTGACACTGAGGTGTTTGATATGTATGAGATCCCTTGGGATAATCCACTAGCAGGATATCTTAAAGAAATCACAAAAGAACTCAGAAAGCATTATCTAGAAAAGTATGACACACATCATATGATTCCTAAAGAATATAAACTTGAAGGATTCAGAATTAAAAGGTATGAACCTAATAAGCATTTCTATCCATGGCATTCTGATGTTTCTGGCCTTGGTACTTGTTCGAGGTATATTTCATTCCTATTCTATTTGAATGACAGCGAAGCAGTAACTGAATTTGCTGACTTCTCGATAGAACCAAAGAGGGGAAGTATAGTTATGTTCCCTCCATTATGGATGTTTCCGCATAAAGCACATATGCCAACAAAAGCACCAAAATATATTATGAGTACATATTACCATTATGATACCTAATAAGAAGCAGGAACTCTTAACCATTATAATGGAAGAGTGTGCTGAAATACAAGTTGAATGTTCAAAGATGATGAGGTTTGATGCTGATAGCAAAAAACTTGAGATGGAGGTTGGCGATCTACTATGTATGCTTGATATAATGTATAAATGGAATATGTTAGATTGGGATGAGATAGAAAAACAAATACCACGTAAGAGAAAGAAACTCGAAAAGTGGAGTAATTTATTTAAAGGAGAAATATATGAGTGATTTTGATTTTGATTTTGGTTTCACAGCAGTAGACGAGGATGAACTAGAAGTAGTACAACAAGCATCTAAAACTGCTGCGAAATCGTCAGAAAACTACGACCACGTACAAGAAAAGATTGATGCGTTGTATAATGCAATCATACCACTACTTAACAACTTAAAGAAAAATCCAGAGAAGGAATATATCCTCTGGCCAAATAGAGTTGAAAAGGTTGATGAGTTTGAAGACCACTTGACTAAAATATACAAATCGTAACTTTACTTTTGAGTGGGTTTATAGTATAATATAGTTATGTTTAAAATATTTAAAAAGAAAAAACAAGATCCAGTTGAAGAACTTGATTGGGATAAAATTACAACTCTAGATGACGTGAGGTTATTGATAAAACTTGCTTTCCCAGTCTTAAAGGTGAGTAATAGTAGAATTGAAGAAGTGAGACATTTATTAAAGGAGAAAGAATGAGTTTTTTGAGTGATATGACTAAGGGCATTGACACTGCCAATTTATTGTCGGACGGTGGTAATAGTTCTGAGTTTTCAGGTACTATTGATACTGGTTCGTATATTTTAAATGCATTAGTGTCGGGTAGTATTTACGGTGGTGTTCCAAATAATAAGATTGTAGCATTTGCAGGTGAGTCTGCGACTGGTAAGACTTTCTTCGTACTAGGTGTAATCAAACAGTTTATGGAAGATAATGCTACTGGTGGTGTGATTTATTTTGACACTGAGGCAGCAGTTACTAAGAAGATGATGGAAGACCGTGGCATTGACTCAAGTCGAGTTGTTATCGTAGAACCTTCATCTATTGAAGAATTCAGAACAGATGCTACTCGTATCCTAACAAGTTATATTGACACTCCCGAAAAGGAAAAAGAACCTATGATGATGGTGCTTGACTCATTAGGTATGTTGTCATCTAAGAAAGAATTAGAAGATACTGAAGCAGGCACAGATAAACGTGATATGACCAAAGCACAATTGCTACGTGGTACGTTCAGAGTATTATCATTGAAACTTGCCAAGGCAAATGTACCATTAATGCTAACTAACCACGTGTATGATGTGATTGGTTCTTACTTCCCGCAGAAAGAAATCTCTGGTGGTAAAGGTTTGAAATATGCAGCAAGTTCTATTATTATGCTTGGTAAGAAGAAGGATAAAGATGGTACTGAGATTGTTGGTAACATTATTGGTTGCACAACTCATAAGTCACGATTCACTAAAGAGAATAAGAAAGTAGAAGTCAAACTATCATTCGACAAAGGTCTTGATAGATACTATGGACTCCTAGAACTCGCTGAGAAGTACGACATCATTAAGAAGGTATCAACTCGTTATGAACTTCCAGATGGCAGTAAAGTATTCGGTAAAGCGATAAATGCTAATCCTGAGAAGGTATTTACGAAGGATATCCTCGACCAACTCGACATTGCAGCACGAAAAGAGTTTATGTATGGTGAGTTCGTAGAGGAAACGGAGGTAGAAAATGACGAAGTATAAATTAGTTGACCATGCTAATGGATTCCACGATGAGCATTGGTGTGTTGAAATTGAAGAAGGGTTGTTTAAGGGTGTTGTTTATCAGTATGACACAATTAATATTGAAGAGAATGTAGACGGTGGTGATGCAGTGTTGAGGTTTAACACTATTACGGTTGACAACCCAAACGAAGAAGACTTGGCAGAAGATGAGTTCGTAGATACAATAGGTGATATATTAGTTAAAATTATTTCTGATAGAATGGAAGAGGAAAACTTGAGTGAACGTAACCCATCTGATACTTAAAAATTTAATACACGATGAAGAATATGCAAGGACTACACTACCTTATCTAGAATCAAAATACTTTGATGAACACATTGAGAAGATTGTCTATGAACAAGTCAATGAGTTTATATCAAAGTATAATTCTTTACCAACACGTGAAGCATTAGTAATTGAATTGGACAACCGTAAAGGTATGTCCGATAAAGAATTTACTGAATGTGGTGCATATATTGGAACTCTCATTGATGATGAGAAGGAAGATCCCGAGTGGTTAGTAAACACAACTGAAAAGTTTTGTCAAGAAAAGGCATTGTATAATGCTATTATGGATTCTATTGCCATCATCGATGGTGAGAGTGATGAAGACAAAGGGGCAATTCCAGAACTATTAACTGATGCATTGAGTGTGTCATTCGATCCAAACGTTGGTCACGACTTCCTTGACGATGCTGATGATAGATACGATTTTTATCACAGAGTTGAGGAACGTATTCCGTTTGATATTGATTATCTAAACAAAATCACTAAGGGTGGTTTGCCTAAGAAATCCTTAACAGTATTAATGGCAGGTACAGGTGTTGGTAAGTCGTTAGCAATGTGTCACTTCGCTTCTGCTAATATGCTTGATGGTAAAAACGTTTTATACATTACTATGGAAATGGCAGAAGAACGTATTGCTGAACGTATTGACGCAAACTTATTGAATGTGAAACTTGATGACTTGCCTAATATGGCAAAGGAAACCTATAAGAAAAAGATTGCTAAGGTTAAAGGCAAGACATCTGGTAAGATGGTTGTTAAGGAATATCCAACCTCATCGGCAGGTGTTGGTCACTTCAGACACTTATTAAATGAGTTGAAGTTGAAGAAAGGGTTTAAACCAGACATCATCTATATTGACTATCTGAACATCTGTATGTCGAGTAGAATGAAGATGGGCGCTAGTGTGAACAGTTATACTTATGTCAAGGCAATTGCTGAAGAGATTAGAGGATTAGCAGTTGAGCATAATGTACCAATCGTAACTGCAACACAGGTTAATAGAACTGGTTATGGTGACAGTGACTTTGGTCTTGAAGATACATCTGAATCATTTGGTTTACCTGCTACGACTGACTTAATGTTAGCACTCATTTCTACTGAAGAGATGGAAGCGATTGACCAAATACTTATTAAGCAGTTGAAGAATAGATATGGCGATCCTGGAACTAACAAACGTTTCGTGGTTGGTATTGATAGACCTAAGATGAGATTGTATGATGTTGAATCAAATGCTCAGTTAGATTTGGTCGGAACTCATACTGCCACTGAACATAAGTTTAACAAACCAATCCACGTTGGTGATGAAAAGAAATCATTTGGACAATTAAAGGTATAATTCCCCTATTATAAACACGGTTAATACGCTTGACATTTGCTCAAAACTAGGGTATAATATAAGTATAGATTGAGTGAAAAGGGGTTGAGTTATGATTGATACTAAAAAAATTGTTGAGTTTGCTAGAGATGAGTTGATGATTTCAAAGAATGTTATTGTTAATGTTTATTTAGAAGATCTAACTGAAGACAATGCCCATGGTTGGTGTGTTGCTTCTTCTGACAAACCAGGATTCAATAAGAATGAATATGATATTGAACTTGAAGAAACTTTAAATGATGATGAGTTGTTAGTTACTTTGTGTCACGAAATGGTTCACGTTAGACAATACTCACAAGGTGAGAGATCTAATGAACGTGAAGCAATTTCTTTAGAAAACGAATTAGCAGAGAAATATTTATTGATTGTAAGTGATTTTTAGACGATGCGTCTGGTTTTACACTATAAACTAAAACCAAAAACCAAAGAGTCCGTTTTGGTAGTTTTGACTTTAAAAAAACTACCACTTATTAAATAGAAGTCGCTTTGGTAGTTTAAGACTTCTCAAAACTAAACTACCATGAGTGCTGTGTAAATACTCTCGACTCAATCAACGACCTCTACACAGCACTCCCTCTTTAGGATGCGGACTCCTTTGTTATGTTTTTTGACGCATCCCCGACCTGAGCATGTCTAAACTGCTCACCTCATTTATTATAAATATCTATTATGAAAAGATTTAAGACCATACTTTCTGAAGCAAAACTCACACATCTCGAACACATTGAAGATGCTATCTTTGATGATGGTATTGCAGGTGGCAAAGAAGCATTAAGAAGTGGCAAAGAAGCATTAAGAATTCTAAAAGATGTTGCTGATGTGCTACATGGTCATGCCAATAAACCTTTAAACATTCAAGCAAAGGTAGATGGTGCACCTGCTGTTGTCGCTGGGATTAATCCTGAGAATGGTAAATTCTTTGTCGGTACTAAAGCAGTGTTTAATAGAAACCCTAAAGTTAATTATACAAATGCTGACGTAGATAAGAATCATGGCGGTGGACTTGCACTGAAATTGAAGTCTGCTCTTAAACATTTCCCTAAGATGGGAATTAAAGGAATCCTTCAAGGTGACTTTATGTTCACTCCAGAAGATTTAAAGAAAGCAACAATTGATGACGAAGATTACATCACATTCACTCCTAATACTATTACATATGCTATTCCTGCCAAGTCTGAGTTAGCAGATACTATTAAGAAAGCAAAGGTTGGTGTTATCTGGCATACAACCTATACTGGTGATACTATTGCTGATTTGTCTGCTCAATTCAAAATCAATATTAATGCATTGAAGAAATCGAAAGACTGTTGGTTTACTGATACGACATTCAGAAATGTATCAGGTGCTGCAACTTTGACACTCGGTGAGATGGCAATAATTAATAAACGATTAGTATCTGCCGAAAAAGAATTGTCAGCATTGGATAAAAAATCAGTAGATCTATTATTCGGTAAGACTGAGATTGCATTCAACTTGAAAATCTATATCAACGATTTAGTTAAGCAAGGCAAAAGGTTTAAAGGTAAACAACAAGCAATTACAGGATTCATCGACTTCCTAAGAAAACGTTATAGTCCGATGATTGCCAAGTTGAAATCTGATAAAGGTAAGGCAAAGAAGCAATCATCGTTAGATGATTTAATAAATACTTTACATAAGAATAAGAAAGCAGGTGGAACACTTGCTTATGCTCTACAATGGCATGACGATATTGCTGACATTAAACGGATCTTAGTTAAGAAGATGGAAACAGTTAATAGTATCCCTGCATTTATTAAGACCCCGACTGGTTATAAAGTAACTGGTCCAGAAGGTTTTGTCGCCATTGATACGTTATCTAACAAGGCAGTTAAACTTGTAGATAGACTTGAGTTTAGTAGAAATAATTTTAACGCAATTAAAAGTTGGTCGTG